TGGAGCATCAGTTTCGCTTGATCCTTTGTAACCAACAAGAACTTTAGTTCCGTCAGCCGCATAGTTATCAGCAAATACTCTGATTGTTCCGTTTAAAGTTCCAACAAACTTAGTGTTTACTGGCGCTTCAAAAGAACCTTCAGTTGTTCTAGCGAAAGTAGAAGTTGACGCACTTTGTAGGATTGTCAATGCTTCTGGAGATACAACAATGTAGTTACCAGCACCACGTCTTGTTCTAGCCGCGATTCTGTTAGCACTTCTGTTAATCTCGATTGCCAAAGCCGCATGTCTGTCACCAACGTATACACTTTGTCCACTTAATGAACCAAAGTCTAAAGTTGTTCCAGCACCTGCAAGAGTTCTTAGTGAACCGATAATTTCTTGGTCGATTTCAACTACAATCTCTTGTGCTAAAGCCTGCATAATTTCTGCTTCGACGTCTACGCCGTGCATTGCTTCTGCATCTTGAGCCGCTTCGAATGTCCATCTAGCACTTAAACGTCTTGTCTTTGCTTCGACAGTTTCTTTTAAGATTTGGATTGACATTTTTCTACCTGCTTGTCCCTCAGCCGCCGCTGTAGCGTCTGGAGAACCAGCATATGAATTAGCAAGTTTAAAAGGACTTAAAGCCTCGTCACCTGCTGTTGCTCCACCACCAGATTCCGCATAACGTACTCTTAATGTATGGATTTGGCCCACTGGACCACTCATTGGTTGTACACCAACAAGCTCGTTAGCGATAACAGAAGGCATAACCCTTCTAATTAACGGTAACATTACTTTGTTTAAAGTTGCGACTGAACCTGCTCCTGTGGAACCTGCTGTTGCGGCCTCTGACAAATGTCTTTTTGTATTTTCGAGGACCACATCTAATGAGGATTTTCTGTTTCCAGATAGTCCTTCAAGCAAGGCTTCCTTAGTTGCGGACCAGTTGCTTTCAAATAAATCTGCCATTTCTAACTCCTATTTTATTTTGAAAGTCCGGCTAATTTACGGATCATATCTAATTCTACGACATCATCCGCACTTTTGTCATCGGCTTCTGTTATTACAGTCGCCTTATTACCAGTATGTTCACTAGTAACTGATTCTGACAATGTCTTCTTTGCTCTTGGTGTTTCGCCATCTAAAACTGAAGGCAAGTACTTGTTAAAGGACTCTTCCAGTTTTTCAGTTTTAACACTTTCAAGTAAATCTGACATAATTTCTTTCTTCTCTTTGCCTAGTGGCGCCATTAATTCATTGAGTTTCTCTTTTCTTTCGAATCGATCTTCTGCAACTCTTAACTTAGATTCTACAAGTTTCCCTGCTTCTTCTTTTTTAGCAATAGTTTCCTGTGCTTCGTTAAGTTTGGCTTCCATTTCAGCGATTTGTTTTTGTACTTTCTTGATTTCTTTTGCTTCGTTGAGATAACTTACGCCATACTCATTCGCAAATGCTTCAAAAATTCTACGACCAAAATCGTTCTCACGAGCCCTAGTGATGTCATTACGGAATGATTTAACTTCATTAACCATCGTTTTATTGATGATACTTTCCACTTTATCAGCGGCTTTCTTAATGAAATCTTTTTTCGCTTCAGCAAGTTGTTTTTTGCCTTCACGTACCATTTTGACTTTCTGTTCCACAAGACCTTTTTTGTCTTCGTGAAATTCTGCTAGTTCACCAGCAAGTTGTTCTGCAACAAAATTATCTAATTTAGTTACATGCTCACTAACTCTGGATCTGTCTGCTCTAAGTTCTTTGACTTCATTAGCAACTGCTTGAGTTACAAATTTGTCTAAAACTTTGGCGTGCTCACTAATGGCTTTATGATACTTAACTCGATCGTTTGCAAGAGCTCCTTTCTCAACTGCAATTTCGGCTATTTCTGCTGAAACTTTTTCTGAGATGAATTTGTCCATTGCTTCTACAATTTGACCCTTGTCATGATCGTATCTTTGTGCAAACTCTTCTCTAAGTTCCGCAGTAATTTCCTCTCTTGCTTCTGAGATTCTGGAATCCCATGCTTCTTGAAGAGCTTCCTTAACATCAGATGTTAATTCTGCATTTTCAAGTAGATCTGTAAAATTCACTGCCATCGTAGTCTCCTACTTAATTTTAAGTTCATCGATGAAGCCAGTGATAGCCTTCATCAAGTGTTTTTCTGCTCTTTTATCGTGTGTTACTGCTTTGGCGGTATCAAATAATGATGCTCCGCCTCGCATATTAAATAAACTTTCATAGATTGTTTTAGGGTAGGCATCTGGTGCACTTGGTTGTGCCACAATGTCTACTGTTACTATGTCGAAGTCGGAAACTTTACCACTTTCATTAACGTTTCCTGAACCTCTACTACTAACACCAAGTTGTGCTCCTGCCGTTAATAATGCTCTTGCAATATTCCCCATTGGTGTATCTATGATTTTTAATTTTCCTAAACCGTTTGCTTCTTCACAATACATATCTGTAATGATATGACTTACGCGGTCTAGATT